GGACTTTGTTGGAATGGTCAGATACGTGTCCCGGCTTATCTGAGTAATCGAAATATCCGAACTACTCCTGCGCACTACGCCGGTTAGAATATCTACGGTTGACCGCACGTCAGCTAGGCTTGGGTCCGCGCTTATGGTGGTAGTCGCCGCGCTGGTGCCGCCCGTGATAGTTTCCCCGGCAGTGAATGCGCCCGAAGGAACCGTGACGGTAAGGGTGGTGGAAGTAGGCTTTGTTATTATCTGCGCCGTCGTGCCGCTGCTGGAACCAGTGATAGTCTCTCCGACAGTAAGGCTGGCGGAGGCCCCGACAGTCGCCGTAATAAGCCCTACCGGGTATACCTCTACCCCTACAGCGAGAGTTTGAGTGAACTGTTTGATTGTCCACCGATTCAGGCCCCTATTAGCCCAGTCCGCAAAGAGAAGATTCAAGGAACGGCGGGAGGTTTCCGCATCATACCCCGTGCGGAACTCCGCACCACAGCGTTCGAAGGCTTCTTCGATGTACTCTGCTACGTTAAGCTCAAAGTCTTTGGATCCAGAAACAGCCATCGGTTTGCCTATGTTTGCACTGTTTTAGAAGGGATAGAGTGCCCTATGATGCCTACGCATGGAATACGGTCATCGTCAGGAACGTAGAAACCGTGTACTGAATGAACATTCCGTCTGTAAATAAGACACCCTCTTCGGGTATCACTACATCCCTGGTTGCGGTAGCGCTGGCAACGGAGCTTAATTTCATCACACTTGTGCCGACAGGAGAGGAAGTTAGAAAATCAATCGTGCCCGCCGTGGCCGTGCTGGTTAAATAAATACCTTTAAGTCGTGCCCTGCCCGCGAAAATAACATCCGCCGCAGAGGCATTAACCCCGGCAGTCACATTAGCCGCTGGATCGCCAACGGCTGTAATGGAAGAAATGGTTAGAAAGTACGCGGCCCCGGTGGCCGTTCCCGAATCGGCTCCGGTAATGGATTCTGTCTGTGCGGCCCCATTAACGTCAGTGCCAACCACCGTAAACGAAATTGCACTGTCGTCGGCGGACGAAAGAAGCGTAACAATCCTCCCGTGACTAAGGGTAGCAGAACCGCCAGAAGTTAGTGCGCCGTTTATAACAAGTGCGGCGTTGTTCGCGACCGCTGCCACCGTGGATATCCCATCTGCGTCCAAAGCTACGGTATCTGCGGTAATGGTGACCGCTGTTACATCGGACCTGCCCATAAATTTCTCCTTTTAGAGGAGGGGGGCTAGCCCCCCTCCCCAAGTAGCCCTATTAAGATGTAGCGAAGACCGAAGTTCCTGCCGCAGCACACGTCCCGGAACCCGTAGAAACTGCTTCAGCCCGCCAAGCCGTCCCGTTAAAGGAGAATACGACGCGGCTCCCGATACCCGGACCAGCGTTGGTCAGACCAATCATGTTAAGAAAGTCATCTCCGGTTCCGTCAGCCAGATCCACAGCGAAAACAACAGCAAGTACAGTAGTTGTTTTGTACACCGCCGACTTAGCTTCAAAGAACTCGCCAGCCGTACCGAACTTCTGAGTAGCGCCATTGTCCACAAAAACGTGCCAGTCAACGATAATCACGTCGCCAGCGGTGGAGTTCGCCTGTGTAGGGAGCGTCGCCGTAATGGCTGCGCCATCTGCGGGAGCAAGATAATGAGTATTTTTGACCAGCACATCAGCAAAAGCATTCGCTAGTTGCGTTTTAGCGCCTGTCGGGGCAAGAAGACCGGTGGGATTAGTAATCCCGAGGGTGACATCAAGGCTGCCACCAATATCAGTGTTATTGCTGAAAGTACTGTTGGTCGTCACCACGCCTGTGGCGGCGGCAACAGAAATATCCGTGAAACCGTTTTCTGAACGAACCGGACCATTAAAAGTCGTGTTAGCCATTTGGATTCCTCCTTACGAGAGATTGGCCCTAGAGTCTTCGTAAGCGTCTGCTGGGACAGTCGCTAGGGCTGAGTTTCCCAGAAAATAAGGGGAGAGAGGGCGTTAAGCCCCCTCCCCCCCTGTCGTATTACGCGCCTTTAGATCCGTACACACAACGCGGATCAGAGAACCCGAAGCTATAACGCTCGCGAGCCTTAAACCGCACATTGCCTGTATCGAAATCGCCTTCCATCTTCGTAGACATCGGCATACGCTCAAAGTGAACGAATCCGCGAGGAGCATCCGTAGTAACAAAGAATGCATCCACGTCCGTCAGATAGTGATTAACGACATAACCCTGCGGGAGCATACCCATGTTCCGCACAGCGTTAACATCGTTATCAGCCGAGCCAGGTCGAAGAGTGGACTCGAGCAGACGATCCGCGATAAACTGAAGTGCCGGAGGGATGATCAGCTTCTGTCCACGAACCGATACCTTGAGGCCACGCTCATCGACAAAAGCCGCGATGTCGATGAGAGCATTTTCAAGGCTAGTTTCGTTCAGGTCAGCATCGGTGGTAGGCTCATTACGAAGCGTTCCGTTGTTCACCAGGGGATGGTCAGTAGCACAGAGCTCCTTACCATCACCGCCCGTAAACGTGCTATCAAAAGCATTATTCAGCGTAGCGGCGCCCTTCACCTGCTTGGTGTTGGCCATGCTGCGTGCTAAAGCTTTCGTATAGCGGGAAGCCAGACGATCATAGAGATTATCCTCGATTGCTTCTTCCGTGATGGAGAAAGCAAGCGCGATAGTCTCATGCGTATACCGCGCGGTATACGCCTCTTGCGCATCGTCAAAAGTGATCGACGAACCTTCTTGCTTAACCGGAGCCGACCCAAAACCGGACAGCATAACTTCCTCTTCAAAAGCGCGTTCTGAAGATTCGGTATCATAGATTTGGGCCGATTCGTTTTCATACCTGGCATACTCAAGACCGAAAAGAGCATTGAGTCCAGGCTCTAGTTCTTTTGCCAGTTGGGCTCTACTAATAGCCATTTTTCAATGCTCCTATACACCAGTGGTTGAAGGTGTACCAGCAACAATAGCGCCGTTATTACTATTGAAGTGGTTGTTCAACCGCACAATTGCGCCAATTCCCGCAGCCGCAAAATCTGCGTTCTCCGGGTCATCTACCCAACCCAAAACCCGCATTTGCAGAGCAGCCGTGGCGGCAATCGTACTGATTGCCAAGCGACCCAACGAAACGCCTGTGGCGTCCGTACCTGTAACGCCAGTTGAGAAGTTAGCGTTAGCAAAGACTGCGGCGCGAGCCGTAGCTTTACTTGTCCACGTAGCATCCGTTGCAATAACATAAAGCTGCATCGGATCATCGTTTATATACGCTTTGATCGGGTCATTACTATTTGCCCCAGAACCGGGCCAGTAGTTACTCCAAGTGGGTTTTCCAGTGGTACTTGAAACATACTCGCAACCCTGAAAGACACCAAGAAGCCCCACGGTGCCACCAGCGGCGGCCCCAGGGACACCAATATATCCGGTAGACAGTGGAATCACGGGTTCGCCGTGATAAAACTTGTCGGTGTTGTCATTCTTGATTTCATACAACGAGTAGTTGGAAGTAGCAGTGGAGTTGGCCCCGCCGCCCATTTTATTGAGCGGACGGAGGCCGAAGCTTCCGTTACTGTTAGCCATTTCCTATCTCCTAGTCCTCGCTTTGAGGACCTCCAAAGGTTACACGAGACTGCCGCTCAGGTTTATTGATCGGCATTGCTGGATGTTGTTCACGAGCTAAATCGTTATCAACAGCCGCCATTTGGTTGCGGGTCATGTCGCGGAAGTACGCTTCACGCTCCTCAACAATATCAATCGGAACTCTTGCAAGCAAAAGACCACCCACACCTATAACACCAGCGTGCTTACCATCATCAACGGTCGGGATTTCAAAATCAGGGTATTCATCACCACGTACCAACTCCCAACCCTCGCGGGAGCGGGCTGCTACGTTTTTACGGTCATCAAAACCCATAACTTCGGCCCGAATCCACCTATGCTTGTAGCCCTCTGGGGCGGGTGGTGCGTCCAACATGGACGGTGGCTTCCAAGGTTCTCTGCGTGCTTGCCCTGCACGAGTTTGATTGGCTCTAGGCGCTCTCGTAGACTTCTCGCGAGATGTGCTCTCATTATCCATGGCTAGTCCCTCACTTCACGTATTTGGCGTATTCCTCGAGCGGCACATTTAGCTTCTTAGCAATAGCCACCTGAGAAGGGGTTAACCGCACAGTTTTCCGTCCACTTTTCTTGCGGGATGCGGAAGATTCAGCCGACGCAACTTTTCTTCCCCCGTTAGATCTAGCCGCCGAATCGAATTTATTAGGAAACTCGGAACGTAGTCTATGATCAAGTTCAGCATAATATCCTTCGGAAGACGGGTCAAACCCTTCATCCTCTACTAAACGGCGATGAATGCCAAAAGCACCGTATGTCATAACCTCATCGGTCCCAAACCACTCATTATCGGCCGCCCAGGCCTCTGCTTTCGGGTCAGGAGCCGCTCTAGGCTGGGGTTGCTGGGGCGGCGGAGCCGCCGCTTGCGGCGGCGGTTCAGGCTGCCTGACCGCTCTGGAAGTTGATTTCTGAACACTCAAAGCCGTTAAAGCTTCTTGAGCATCCA